ACCACCTTCGCATAATCACCGACTTTCAACCGCTCAGGCTTCGGCTCGGCGGCGCTGACTTTGCGGTAGACTTCGAACCTTTTTCCGCATGTATCGTAGCTATCGCCATCATCATCGTAGATTTGAGGATCTCCGCAACCATCTACGCGATAGATTTCGTAATACTTCCCTGCGGTTAGATAATCGTCTGGAGATTCGTCAAACTTAACGAAATCACCCGCCTTCGCCTCGCTCTTGTCAATCCGTACGTACTCCGTCTTAGTTTCGCCTTTTAGCGCAGTGACGTCGGATTTTAGTGATTCGATATCCTTTTCGTTTGTGCTGACGCGATCTTCTAATGACGGCTGAGATGCGGATACTTTGCGGAAGAATGAAAAGGTTCCTGGTGGTACGCCCATTAGATCTCCGTCATCATCGATATACCTTAATCCCCTATCGTAGATAATCGGGTAAAAATGACCGAGCGATACGAATGTCGTTGGTTTTGAAATCCTTAATCCAATATCACCTAGCTGCCCCTCGCCTTCCACACGGACATACTCCACGCCGTCATACAAAACCTTCGTCTTCTTACCATTCACCATATCGAGAGTCTTAACGCCGTGTAATCTCGCCATTCTAAACCGCCTCCGCTTCGTTTTTAACTTCGTAAAGTTCCCGATTAAGGGACAGCGGCAGTTCTACCCACCGCTTGCTCGCACGATTAGTTGATTTCGCCCAATATTCGCGCTGATTTCCTTCGTTTTCAAACATCCAAACGCGAGGCATTTCGCCCGGATCACCCAATACGCCGATAAAATAATCAACGTCGGACCGATCGTAGGGCTCGCCTTTTCCGTTCGTTGCGTATAGAACGAGTTCATTTTTGCGGTCAGGCCTGCGTCGAAACGTTTTGACCTGAACCTTGTATTCGCGACCATTCAGCGGGTCTTCCGCCTTGAAATCGTAAGGCTGCGCGAGTTGGGGGCGCGATACTGCGTACCCATTCGCTAACAGCGCCAACTCTGCGACAACCTCCGAGTATTTTCCGACAACTTCGGTTAGATGCGCCATTCAATCGTCCCCCCCCCTCGTTTTATTAAAACGGCAGATCATCGTCACTGATTTCGTTAGATTTTTCGTTATTAGATTCCGCTAATGGTGGCAGAACGGCTTTCTTGACGCCCTCTTTCGCTTCGTGAAGAATCTTAACGATGTCTTCTTCATCGCGGAAGTTAGCGAGTTCTTCGTATTTGTAGTCGATGCCGATAAACGCTTTTGCTTCTTCAAGAACATCGCCAGGTAGATCTCCAGTTTCTAACGAATAAGTCTTGTCGGACTGCTTAAAATGCACCGCTTGACCTACGAGTGTATAATCCGACTTGATTTTCTTGACCGGCTTCTCCGCTTTATCAAAATCATCCATTAAACTGTTTGCGTGGAATTCCGCAATGTCTATAACGCGATAAGTTTTGTATGTCGGATCGTACACCGGTATCATAAAGAACATTTTTCGTTTTGCTCCCGCTTTGCACGAAATGCACTCATTTTTTCCTGGCTGGAAGTATTTTTTTAACTCGTCAACGCTGACGGTACTACGAGGGGAGTGCAAGCACGTATGCTTTCGGAATTTATGATCGTAGCCCTTTCCGGTGTATTCTCTGTTTTCATGTACGAAATAGACGTACCACTCATCGTACGGCGCAAGCATAACCAACGTACGTCCTTCTTTGTTGATCTCCCCGCGACTTCCGACGCGGACATAACGCGTAACGCCCTCCGGGAATTCGCTTTCGCCGTTAGCCGCCTTATCACGTTCTTCTTCGCGCTCTTTCAAAATGTCTCTAATGCTCATTCGATTTCCCCCTACGTTTTAATTTTGAGGCTTTTCGCCCTCGCAAAATGCCGGTATCTGCGTCCGAAACGGCGCCAGCGCGAAGCAGTAGCGACGCGACTCTGTTACTTAACGGACACCCCGACATTCTCCGAGCACCGGGCCGCATGTCCGCCGCCCCTATTCGCCTTCTTCGCGATTAACTTCGTATATAAGTCCGCCAATTACAAGCGCTGCAATGACGCCAACAATTTCGAACAACCATGCGTTAGACATAGGCGGCGACTCCTTTTTCCTTCTCAGTTAATTCCGAGCGTTTGGCCGCAAGATCGATATATTCGGATTTCAAAACGGAAATTTTTGCTTCGATGCTTGCGATGACTTTGTTCGAACGTGCCTTTGCGCGATTCAATTCGAGCTGCGCAATTTCGAGGTTCTTTTCCGCAAGCTGAACGTTAAGAGCGCGGACTTCTCGTTTAATGCGGCGGATCATTGCGTTTGCTTTGCGTCGTAGTGCCGTCTTCATTTCGTCAGGAAGTTCGGTAGCAGTTGCGTCAAGTGGGTCCGCCATTGGATAAACGGTTACGATTGCGCTGTCGTTAACGAGCAATCGCGTTCGGCTGTTAATATGATCGAATATTTTCGTAATACGCCCGTTTGCATTCGACTGTTGGCCTACGTAATAAGCCGTCTGCATTAAGTTCAGTAAGTGCCCCTTCGCATGCTCTCGATTGATTCCAAGGCGTTCGACTGTACGATCAATAGCGTGCTTTGTGACTTCGTATTGTTTCATCCGACGCGCACCGCCTTTATCGACTGTGGTCGGTAGTAGTCCGCCGGATCTTCGTCGGCCGGCCATGCGCCTTGATATAAAATTTCGGTTAATTTGCGCGGATCTAGCGCTGGATACGTATTGGAATCGGAAATTTTGGGGATATTCATAGTACGTTCGCCTCCATATTGTTTAGGTAAAACGCACTAGACCGGAAGGTGTGTTCGCATTCTGTTCGCTTGTCTTTTGACAACAGATTGTATATGATGAGGATGTAGCGATGCCTTCCGGGCTAGTTACGCTAAGTTATTTCGCAAACAAATAGTCTCGGTAATCACCGAACTGTTGAGTATCGAAGTAGCCTGCCAGCTTTTCGAGTTTGCGAATGACTGTCATGTGATGGACGCCTAACTTCTTACCGATTGCCGTCGGCGTTGGGCGTTCACACGCTAGGAACGTCTCAACAATTACTTTTGTTGTTTCGTCCGATTTTTCAACCAAATTGTCGATCAGTTGCCGCTGATCGGCTCTTTTTTTTCTGAAAAATAAGTTCTCTGGTGTATCTTCTGCGACGACTCTAAGCGTTGCCGCGCCTTCATCGCCATTCGAAGATAACCCACACTCTAACACTTCATTCTGATGCCTTTTCTTTTTATTCCTATAAAGATTCGCTCGTTTATTTTTTAGACTGAACTTAAAATAGTTTTCGAAGTCATGTTCACCGGAATAAGAAGCAACACAATTCATAAGGACATCCTCGTATAATGCTAACACCTCCGGAACGCTAGCCCTCAACGATCGCGCCACCTCTTCAAATGTCGATCGCATCGGAGTGATGGTTAGGTCATAAATCTCTGTGAAGGAATTATTACTTCTTGTCTTTTGATAATTCAATACCAGGCTATTCAGTTTTTCTTTCAAAAACTTTCACCCTCCTTTTTTCACTTAATAATACCCGCGACATTTTAAAGCCGCACATAATTTCTTAATTTTTTTCTAAGTTTTTCTTCTGTAAAGAAATAATAACATGTAATTTGGATAATTCTTCTCTATCACACTATGTTTCCGAAAAATAATTTAATGTAATGAATATTCGCAAATAAAAGAAAATCCCGTCGAATGACGGGCTAAAAAAGAAAAATCAACCACCTGGGACTGGGTCTGCTAACTGTGTTGTATTATCTTCTGTCACATTATTAATTAACGAACTTCCCGCTAGCAGAACCACCGCTGTAAATAAAACTGCCAATAAAATCTTTTTCAAAGTATTCCTCTCCCTTGTAATTTAATTGGATGTCCTTTATAGGGGCAGCGACGAGAGGGTCTAATCCGGCATCGATCATATCACCCACAACGATGCTTGAAAACAGGAAGTTGAATTCTTGTGTGAATGTACTATACGCGCAGGCCAGATCTGATAAGGTCCCATCCTTGATCAATTGGAAGTACCGCAGAAATAGATTTTTTTCGCCTAGTATCATGTCTTTCGGTGTTGGTAAATTTCGGGGAATTTCCCCTTTCTCTTTATACGAATAAAATCCCTCGACTAACTTCAATGTGTTTTTTGCTTCCGCAGCAATCCTCAAATCGTTTGTCTTTTTTGCCTCATCAGCGCTCATCCTTATATAGCGAAGACACTCTTTCTTATCTTCCTCTATAAAAGAAACACCCATGTAATAATACCCGTCAGATTTCGTTTTCGCACTTAAATTCGAAGAAAAAAGAAATTCTGCATGACGTCGCGCTTTTGAAAGATCTTTAAGATATAAATAAGCAGGCGCAAATACTTCGGAGAGTCTGATAAGATAACACTCTTTAAAAAACGTTTTCCTTGCGTCACTTAATTCGTATATCTCTTTTTCGATATCGGAAGCTTTTTCAACGATTGTTGCATATTTATTTTCAAAATAAAGACAGTAGCAAGAAAAGATATCTTTCAAAACCTTTAATTCTTTATCCTTTCCGCATTTTAAAGTGTTCACATAATTCCTCAACTCTTGTGGTCTGAATTCCCCTAACATGTAGTTATATATTACCTGATAAAATTGTGTATAATTGATTAGGTTGGAATCCATTCTATGCGCTTTCAGCAATTTTTCTAACAAAGGAATATCACGCTTTATTGCCGCATACTCAAAAGCATGTTTAATAGCCTCAGTTGTAGTTAGTTTCAAACACCATTCTTGCATTAATTCATGATACTTCGCTTTATAGAAAAATTGTGACAATTTTAATAATGTTCGAAATCCGATTTTCCCAGTTCTTTTGAAATTGTAAAGCTGATTCACATGAATATTTAATTTACTTGCAGCTGAATCAAAATCCAAAAACAAATCGTCGAAACAGTTTAAAACATCTTGCTGAAGTGCGCCCAAATTTAAACCCCCTCTATTTTTAATTGCGCTCGTTTATATTTCTAAGTATAATACATATGTGTACAAAAGTACACATTATTATTCAAAAAATTTGGAAGGAAGATAATTATGATTGATTATTCTCCATTATTTAAATGTCTTAATGAAAAAGAAATAGCTTTGAGTCATTTCCGTGAAAAAGGACTAAATTCTAAAACGCAGGCTCGTATAAATAAGGGACAAGCTGTAAGTCTCTCGACAATTGAGTTTTTGTGCAAGGAATTAGACGTTCCGATCGAATGTGTCGTTAGGATCATAAGGGACTAGCTAACCTAGCGAGATTTTATCGTCTAGTGTAAAATAGTACGGACACCTTAATGATAAGGAGGTGTTTGTTACGTTTAAGGTCGGCAAATGCCGGATACCCGAACTTTGCCATAAACGCGGTATTGATCAGACTCAACTCGCAGCTAAAGTCGGTTTAACAAAACAGCACATAACGGACTACGTAAGCCTCCGCAACATTCCAAGCATCGAGCGAGCTTATAATATCGCTCATGTACTTGGTTGTGTTCCTGAAGATCTTTACGAATGGTCCGAGGTATCCGGCAATAACACGGAGGGTTAATATAACCTCCGCCGACCTTTAGTACGGGTATTCCCGTACTGTAAACTCACCCGCCACTTCTTAACGTCCTCCGCACGCTCATACACCGCCATCAACTCCGTTCTCCCTTTCGCAATCAATAGTTCATTCGCATCCTTTCCTTCCGTAATATATCCGTGTGCCAGTCCGACTTTCCCGTATAAATAACGCTCGACCTCCGCACGCAACTTCTCGCCGGCCTTATCGTTATCCGTCACGATGGTTACGTGTTCGATCGGAGACTGAACGATAATGTCCGCCTTCCGTTGGTTGAACGAAGACCCACCGGTCCCGATCGCCGGCACTCCCGCCGTCATCCACGATTGCGCATCGATCTCCGCCTCGCATAAGACAACGCGCCTCAGCCGCCGATCATACACGACGTTCATTCCGTAAACGAGATCCCGGATCGGCCAGCCGCCTTTTACGTACCAGAACGCTTTGCCCCGCGTTGACCGATACTTTACGTTAGCGAGCCGGCCGTTCGGGAGCCGCCAGGGCAACGCAACCGCACCGCCTGCCATTCCGACGCCCATTAGACGCTGGACCGCCGGCATGATTCCGCGCTTGTTTAAATAATCGTTAGGCCCCGCAACCACGTCGTCGAGAATCGATTCGCTTAGAGGTTCGCGATTCTTTGCGATCTTCAGCTTCGGCAGCCTTAGCGTTAATTTACCGTTATCTGAATCCGGCGCATACGCATCGATGAGGTATTCGACCGTCTCCTCTTCGGTTTCTTCGCGCAAGAACGCTAGCAGCTTAACGAAGCCACCCCGTGCATACTCTGCGTCATAATAGCCGCTATCGCCCCAATAGCCGGCCTTTGCGGTCGCCGTGTCTTCGAGATAAACGTAAAAGCTCGGCGACCGGTCATATCGGAAAGGGCTTGCGGCCAGGAGCCGCTCATCCGTCCAGGTCGGCCGCGTCCATTCGAACTGTTCGAGCTCATATCGTATGTCGACGTCGACCGGACGGCCGTTTAACGTCAATGTCGGCACTTTCGTCTCACTCCTTTCGTCTTAGAAATCGAACTGATCCGCTCCCCCTAGCTGCTTAATGACGCCAAACTGCGGCAAATAAACGATCTCTGCGCGCTGACCTTCGCCGCCATCCCGGCCTTTGTTCAGACCGATCAGGCCCCGACCTTCCTCTGCGTTCGTATCAACCGCAATCAATAGCGCAGCATCTTCGAGAAGAGCCTTTGTTTTCTTGACGTCTTTACGCTGCGGCAACTTTAATTCGGAATCAGCGTCTTTCCCTTCGCCTTCTTCCGCTTGCGTCAACGCAAAGACAGTCGTTTTTGTTTGTCCGGCCAGACGACGGAGTTTTTTCGAAGTCTCGGCCGCGTCTCCGCCCGCAGTCTTTGACGTGTTCTTTTCGTAATCGAGGTAGTAAAAAGGGTCGATTAGCACGACATCGGCTTTCGTTTCGAGGATATCCGCTTTTAAATCCCGCAGTTTCCGGGAGCCGAAGTCTTCGTCGTCTACCGCGCGGACAATGATGTTGCCCGGGATCAGTTCGTTCATCTTATCGAGGAATTCCATAAAGTCGGCTTCGAATTCGTCGGAAAGCTTGCCCTGGCGTACATCGCGCGAATTAAATCCGGCCTCAATATCGACGCCATCAAGATTCGCTTTTGTCACGCCAATGCTTGCCGAAATGGAAACGTAAAGCCTGACGAGAACCTCATACCATCCCATCTCCATCGACCAAATCAGAACG